AGTGATGAAGCAACAGCAACAGAACGCTCTTCAAGAACAACCGCTACCTTTTCAGCTAGTATTTCGTTAAACTTTTCTGCGAATTCGGTTGGATTCTTATCAATTGCAAGACTGATTAGATCGTTAATATCAGACATAAACTTTGTTCCTTTACTGGTGTATCTTTATTTATAAAATTAGTTCTCGCCCCGAACTTCCATGCTTTCTGAGTCGGTTTCGTTGGGTTCTGAAGCGCCGCCTGGTTTTTCTGCATTTTCCATTGGAGGATAATACTGTTCGATGGATTGCTCTTTCTTGATCTGCTTATCAATTTCAGACATTTCATCATCTGACTGATGTAGAACATTACGGCGAATCCATTCATGAGAATAATATTTACCAGCATAATCATCGATATCGCGTAGCATAGCCATACGATCACGATGAATTTCTGTCTCTTTCAACTCAGCGAAATAGTTATCCTGAGAGAACTTAAAGCGAATTACATCTTTGAAGTCTTCCCACTCTTCAGGAGTAATAATACCCTTTAGAATAAGCTGACGTTCAAGAATATTTAAGAATAGCAAGCTGAACTTGTTACGTAGTCTTCCTACGAACTTAGCAAACTTGACTTCTTCTCTTGAAATTTCTGTATTACGACCAAAGCTGAACTGTACGTCTGGATCTAGTCTAGAGATTGGAACGTTTAGAGAGTTGAATAGCTTTCTTTGAAAGTATAAAATATCATCCATCTGGCCTAAGTTTTGCCCGCCAGGGAGTGTTGTAACTTCTGTACCCTTTCCGCCTTCACGACGAGGAAGCCAGAAATCTTCTAACATCGTCATAAACTTACGATCATCGCGTACTTCACCTGTCGAAGCATCATACACTAGTTTATTCTTAAACTTAGTCATAATATCACGAAGATATTGCTCAGCCTTGACCTTAGGTAAGTTACCAACGTCAATATAGAAAATACGACGCTCAGGAGCACGTGAAATACGATAAATGACTAGTGAATCTTCCATCGTGCGTAGTTGGTTTAGAGGTTTAATAGCTTTATGTATATAAGATTGAATTAGATCACCATTAACTGATGTTAAACCAGATGTACAGTGAATGATTGAGTCTTTAGCAATTTTAATACCGCCTACAGAGCTTGTAGGTATAGCTGATGTACCGGAAGTCTTAGAGAATCCCTTATCGTTGTACATGTAATACTCAGCTGTAGTTTTAGACAGATGAGCTGCACCAGCAAGAGACTTCTTCTTTACTTCACGAATCTTACGAATCTTTCTAGGGTCGATATAGCGGAGTTCCGTAATACCCTCTTTAGGATTATCTTCGTTAGTAATCGCGTGATAGTAAAGACGACCATCTACATACCAACGCTTAAATACTTCATATGACATATTGTTGAACTGTAGTAAACGAAGAGTCTCTTTAAACTCTTCGTTTAATAGTTTCTTAATTCTATCTGGTTGATCTAAATCATCGAGAAGTAGTTCTACGAGTGCTTGCTCAGGTTCTTGGGTAATTACTTCGTTGACAATGTCATCAATAGCTTGTTCCATCTCTGGATGCGTTGACATTTCACGGTATTTAGATACTAGTTCCGCTTCAGTGCGAATAGAGCCATCAAGATCGATGTAAGTTCCATATACGCCACCTTCAGCGACAACAACGGCTCCATCATCTTCCTGCTTTGCAGAGAAAGAGATGGGTTCCTTCTTTACTCTAGCTATGTCAAAGCCAAAAATTTCCATAATTATATACTCTCACGTTAAATTTATTGTACAGTACCGGTAATTCCACCAACTATTTCGTACCAGTCATAAGCAAATGTCACGGTAAATTCTTCAATGCGGTCTGTATCAGCCCAGCTTAGTTCAATTCCAGATACATCCGTTGGGAAGATACCGTAGAACTTATACTCACGAATCGGAGATCCACCAGCTTTACTGAACTGCTTTACTTTAGCCTGTGACTTATAGTTCGCAGGTGCTGAAGATCCCGTGTTGTTCAGGTTGCCCTGAAGCGAGTTAATAGTGTTGTGCCATCTTTCCATAGCATGACGTACCTTGAAATCTTCGTCGTTGATGACGTTGATTGACCAGTTGTCAGACGTTCTATCACCCGCAACCTTAATCTTACGACCAAAGTATGGAACTTCGATTGGTGTAATTGAAGAAGCCGGGATAGAGGTAGCTTGCGTCATGAACGGCGCAATTGTATTTAGATCAGAGTCAAACGGTGAAGTTAGTTCGATTTCGAATAGAGTAGGACGTGCCCCACCCAGTTTTAAATTCGCTCTGATGTCGTTAATTTGAAAAGCCATTTAAAAGTTCTCCTTTAATTTATTTATATGTTTACAATTATCACCGTGCCATCTATTGTAATTTGTTATCACATTCGTGCTTTTCAAACAGTGGGGACAAGTGATAGTTGGTCTATTTTTAGCAGCCTCGGATTGTTTCATTTTTGTTTCAAAGGAGTGAGTCTTCCCTTTCATTCCTATTTTACCTTCAGCAATCAATCTTTTGTTGTTTTCACTAATCTTTTTTCTAGTTTCTTGAGAACGATTTGAATGTATTTTACTGATATTATCACAGAATTCTTTGCTTCGCTTCTTGCCTTTATTTGAAATAGTAGCTTTAGCTCTACCTTGCATGTATATTTGTTGATATTAAGGATCTTGGTGCTTCAACATCATAATTTTTGAGAGCTTATTACTTAATGTCGTTGCTTTGTGATGATCTGTTGTCCAATGCCCGTTTTGATGTTTTGTTAAATTATAATATTTTTTACCCAACTCATCAGGATCAATCATCTGTAGCCAGCGATATTCTTCAGCTAAAAGATCACCTCTTTGTGAGTCTATACGTGATAAAACCTTTCGCTTGAAGTCATTGGGGCGCCGACTATAGGCATTTCTCATCCATCTTGATGAACAAATATAACCATCATCCTCTTTGCCCCAATGACTTCCTATATAATACCTCTTGTGTTTCCGATCATACCAAATGTAAACAAATCCATTCTTCATATAATAACTCCTTTCAGAGTTATTTATAAAAACTGTACCTCTAGCCAACAATCTCAGAGAATTCAATACCGCTTCTAACAGCAACAAAGTTGAGCTGGATAAAATTAATTGAGCGAGCTGGTTTCACGTAAATGTCACCAACGAATCTATTCGAGTCTATTACTTCTCCGGTGTTGTTTGTTTCGTCGCAAATAACTCTAAAGTCTGTAATACCACGACGGCCTTGAACGTCACGTAGATAAGGCTCTACAAGGTTAATGAACTGTGTTCTTGTGAACTCGTCATTGAACTCGAAGAGGAAGTTTTTAGCAGCTGTTGAAACTGCTTTTTCTAGTACAATAAACAGACGGCGTACGTTAATACGATCGAATGCTGATGGTTTGTTAAGAAGTGTTTTATCACCATACAAGATAGTTCCCTGACCTGCTTGTGAGATAACTGGGTTAACACCATTCTTATAAAGAAGGTCGCGCTGTGAACGGTTAGGATTAAACGCTAGCTTGATACTGTTACGAATGTTACCACGCGAAGTACCTGCTGGCGAGTACCATGGATCACGAGTATTATCTGTAACAACACATAGACCAGCAATGTCACCGTTAAGTGGTACGTAGCGATTTACATCGTTGTACTTGTCGTACTGATACTTATAACCAGAATCCATAACTGCGAATGAAGAAGAGCGAACCGCATTACGGAACTCAACAATGTTATCACTTGCGTTAAGTGTTTCATTTACAACGTCATCGTAGCGAGGTGAAACGAATGTTACACAATCCTTACGAACTTCAGAGATGTTATCGATTAGATAGTTTGCAAGCTGTTCACCGTGAGTACCACCCCGTGCCTTACCAGATAGAACAAGTGAAATGTCTACTTCTTCAGGTGAAGAGAATAGGTCATAAGCACGAGCAATATCTGCGAATGGAGTAGTTGTTTCATCACTATCAACACCACCTTGGAAGGAGATTGTTAGCGGGATATCAGCAGAAGAATCTGCAACCAATGCAGCAGTTG